ATAGAATGTCAAATCCACATAACTCATTGAAAATGAAAGACTTACTCATCAGCACGGAGGCACACCTCCAGCAAGCCCGCAACAACGCCGAGGTCGCCCTGCGCAAAGCCTTCGAAGACCTCACCAAGGCTGAAGCCCGTCTGGAAGGACTCATCGCCATGAACCTGAAGAGCGAAGGAGGCAAGATGCTTCGCCGTGAAGCCCGTGAAGCTGTCCGAGTGGCGACGGCAAAGGTCACCGGAATCGACGGCATGGTTGCCACATTGCGAATGGCTCACACAAGCATCAAGGCCAACCTGACCTTCGATGACATCGTGAACGGGGAAGAGCACGCAATCATCACCCCAGCACAATAATCCCAGAGCGAGACACGTTCTACTATCGAACCGGGGAGGCAACAGGGTCTCCCCACAAATTGAAAGCCATGAGCAAAGCAAAGAAAGACGTCTACCAGCAGGTCACCGACCGCATCATCGAAGGTCTCCAGACCAAGGGACTCCAATGGTTCAAGCCTTGGAACGCTGGACAGGGCATGGGTGCTATGATGCCCATTAACAACACCACAGGCCGAGCCTACAAGGGGCTGAACCAGCTGTTCCTCTGCATCGAGCAGACCGAACGGGGCTACGAACACAACGAGTGGCTGACCTACAAGCAGGCAGCCAAGGCTGGGGGCAACGTCCTCAAAGGCTCCAAGGGCACTGAGATTGTGTTCTGGAACATCAGCTACGTTGACCGCACAGCCAGCCCGGTCAAGTACTACCGCAAGGTGACTGACGCTCCTGCCAGTGTCCGCCCGTTGCTGGAGAAGGTCTTCAGCCCGCGCCTCTGGAACGTGTTCAACATCGCCCAGTGCGAAGGCATCGAGCCGCGCCGCAAGCCCATGAAGCCTGTGGAGGAAGCTGGCGAGTTCAGCCCCATCGAGCAGGCCGAGAAGGTCTACGGGGAGCTGTACCCAGAGGACAAGAAGCCCACGTTGGGTCACGGCGGAGCCAGCGCATTCTACGCTCCAATGCGCCACCACGTCCAGATGCCCAAGCCTGAGACGTTCGTCACCAACGACGACTACTACAAGACGCTGTTCCACGAGCTGGTGCACAGCACAGGCCACGAGGACATCCTGAACCGCCTCAACAAGGTGGCGGCATTCGGCTCCGAGGACTACAGCAAGGAGGAGCTGGTGGCTGAGATTGGTGCCCAGTTCCTCGTCGGTCTCACAGGCATCGAGCCAAAGGACGACCACGCCAACAGCCAAGCCTACATTAACAACTGGGTGAAGCAGTTGAAGGACAAGCCGAAGATGGCTCTGTCAGCCGCAAACAAGGCAATGAAGGCTGTGGACTTCATCATGGGGGGAGAGGCGTAAGCCTCCCCTCCGCCCTCCGGGGCGTTAACGAATTTTTGCAAGTAGCGCACAATAAAACGAAGACATCCAGCGTTACTACTATATAAACCAGAGAGAGAATGACGACATACCCATCCACACCCATCGCATACGCCAGCTACCCATACACTGGCATCATCCGCACCGACCGCAAGTTCCGCGCCACCATCCAGTTCTACACTGGGAGCGCATGGGGACGAGGTGTCTGGGCGTGCTCCAAGACGTTCAGCGACGAGGCGCACGTTGACAACTTCATCGCGTACATGAAGCGCAAGAAGGGCTGGAACGTGGACGAGGTGTGGTACGGAAAAAATGTTGAACCCATTGCACAATAAGTAGCAACCGAACAGCGTTACTACTATAGAAACCAGAGAGAGAATGCAGAAATCAATTCAAATAGACATCATGACCTGCGGACAGCAGTTCCTCCCCGCCATCTTTAACGGGGACACCGAGTGCCTCACAGCACACGAGGAGTTCCTCTTGGAGCGCGAAGTTCGGTGGTACCAGATGGAGGGAGAGGAGGACTACCCCAACTTGGTCAGCGTCGAGTTCGAGTGCAAATCAAGCGAGCGACACATCTGTGGATGCGACCTGACTGGACTGCTCTCCGAATGTGTGGAGGTCAAGGTCTTCGTGATAGTTGACGAATCAAAAAAACAAGATTAACGTCCGTTAACAAACTGAGCACAATAACAAGGAAAGCCCTGCGTTATTACTACAGAACCCCTCAAAAACAATTCAATATGAGAGTACAGAAAAACGACATCGCCTTCACACCGGAGGCAAAGCAAGCCATCATCGACGTAGCCGCCATCGCCAGAGAAGGCATGTTCAGCTACCGCTACAACATCTACTCCGCTATTCAGGAGCAGTTCGTCAAGCTCACCGCCAACAGCTTCGGCATCATCCCGGCAGGCTACTACGAGATGGAGAAGCCTGAGAACCAAACCGCCATCCGAAAGGCTCGTCTCGCCGCCCTCGGTGCTGACCGCATCGCCAAGTGCAAACGGTTCTTGGAAGTGGTGCCCAATACCAGCAACTGGGGTCTGACCCTGTGTGAGGAAGGTAGTCACGAGCTGTCCATGCTGAACCTCGACGAGGATGGCAACGATGTGCCCTACCGCGACCAGCTGAGTGACTACGACCTCCAGCAAGTGCTGGAGAACGTCCTTGGTCAATTCTATGACACCGACCTTCTCCGTGACCACAACACTGAGGTCAAGAAGAAAATCAAGAAGAGCAAGTACCTGAAGAGGGTTCCTGCTGGCGACCCGCTCCGTGCCGGACTCGAAGAGAGTCAGGTGTGCTACGAGTTCACCGATGCCATGTTCGATGACCACATCGACGTGTTCACCGACGTTCTCTTCATCGGGCACCAGTTGCGCGTTGTCAAGGACGAGGAGGGAGCATACATGGTCGAGAAGCTGGCTCATGGTCGCTGGGCTTTCGTCAACTGCGAGGACAAGCTGTACGACATTATCGTCACCCTGCCAGACACCCTGAAGTACAGGGAGCGGACGGCTGTTGAAGGGGCTGTCCGTCAGGCCGAGCGTGGGTATCGCATCTTTGACGGGCTGTTCACCAAGGACGAAATCTGCCAGCTGGCTGATGCCAAGGGCATCGAGTTGCCCCAAGAGTCCACGTTCTCTGTGGTCGAGGGTCGCCACGAGGTCATCCAATGCGACAAGGTTCAAGAGGGTGACAAGGTGGTCGCCTCTGGCCTCAAGTACGAAGATGCCGAGAAGTTGCGCGTCCTCATCCGCAAGCAGAATGATGCGGCAAGCACGCTGGAGGGAAAGCAGAGAGTCATCAAGAACATGGAAGAGCAGTTGGCGGTGCTGAAGAAAGACCTCGCCCTCTTCAAGGGTGACGTTGAGTCGGTCAAGAAGAACCTTGCCGAGCACAAGAACAAAATCGTGGGCAACGCATTGGGCGTTGTCTGCGAGGAGGGAGAGGCGGCATGAATCCATTCGATAACTGCCCCAATCCATTCATCGAGCTTGACCTGTCGAAGGACGAGCTGGTGGAGGCGTACAACCTCTTCCAAGGAGTTGACCCAGAATCGCAACAGCTTGTCATCCAAGCCCTCGATGCCAAGTACAGCCTGATGGAGCTAATTAGCTTTCATTAACAACCAGAGGGCAATATCTCAAAACCCGGTGCGTTCTAACTATAGAAACACCACAAAACAATTCACCATGAGTAAAATCATTAAGACAACAAAAGACGGGTGGGACTGCGCCCCATCCCTCGAAACGACAACCCGTGTTGTCGATGACTTCGGCCACCTGTTCTATGAGATTAAGCACTGTGTCCGTGCAATGTCCACCGAGGACATGCTGACCGAGCTACGATACTTCGTACAATCTCTCGACGAGGCTGTGACGGAGGCAGAGTACAAGTTAGATGGAGTTGAATTTGAAACCATTGAAGATGCAGAGTAAAGCCGCAATCCCAGAGTCACGTCAGTTGACTGACATGATTATCCGCTTCGAGGAGCAGAACATGCAGACCATTGACGAGGTGTTGGAGCTGTTCTCCGTGCTCATCCAGACAAGGATGGCATGGTCTCTCCAAGGTAGCTACGGGCGCATGGCTCGTCACCTCATCGACCAAGGAAGTTTATCCGAGGATGGCACAATAACACACGAGTTCCTGCCGTTCTAACTGTATAACCCACAAAAACAATTCACTATGCAGAATCCCCAAGAAACCTACACTCTCGTGCTGTGGCCTGAATCACAGAGCTACATGGACGAGCCTTGGTTCAACGACCACGCTGTCCTTGCCGACTATGATTCAATCGGTGAGTCTCAAGCGTTTTTCATCCCAACTGAATACATCAACCCCAAAAACAATTCACTATGAGTTTTGAGAAAACCCCGCGCCCATTCAAGGTGGTGCAGAACAAGGCCGTCGAGTCCGGAGTCATGAAGATTCAAATCGGCAAGTTAGAGCTGTCAATCACCACGCTCAACGGCGTGAACGAAGTGGTTGTCTTCTCCGAGAGCGGAGACCAAGTGTCTCAGACCGCGCTGACAGACTTCAACGATGTCATCTCGTTGTTCTGGAAGCTGGAAGCATTGGACATCAGTTAAACCCCTAAAAACAATTCACCATGGGACTTGATATGTACCTGACCCGGAACCACAACGTAAGGAACTGGAGTCACCGACCAGACAGAGACTACAAGGTCTCTGCGAAGATGAACAACAAGCGCGTGCCCTTCCTCGGAAGTGTGGGCGAACTGACCAGCATCCGAGAGGAGGTGCTGTACTGGAGAAAGGCCAATGCCATCCACAGGTGGTTCGTTGACAACGTACAGGACGGCAAAGACGATTGCGCCGCGTACTACGTCAGCATCGAGCAACTACAGGAACTACGACACGCCTGCCTTGCTGTCATTGCATCGCCAGAGCGAGCCGAAGAGCTATTGCCAACGCAAGACGGGTTCTTCTACGGCACGACGAAGTATGACGAGTATTACTTCGAGGACTTGCGTATGACCGCAAAGACCATCGAGAAGCTCGTGACACAGCAAATCCAAGCCAAGGACATGAAGCACTCGATGGACTTCGAGTACAGCTCATCTTGGTAATTAACATCCGTTAACAAGCGGAGCACAATAACCCAGAAGGTCTGGCGTTATCGAGATAGAAACCCCAAAAAACAATTCATCATGAGTGAAGACGTAAAAAAAATTCAATGGACAGACGAGGCTATGATGGCCTTCTGTCAAGTGTACGCAGGTAACGTGTCATCCAAGAGAGTGCCCTTCACGGCCTGCTATCAGAAGTACCACAAGCTCAAAATCCAAGAGAAGCTGGAGGCTTTCAAGAAGGACTGGGCTGAGTACCAGCGCAGGCTTCAGTTCCCCTTCCAAGAGGGTGAGGAGCATTGGGTACTGGGTGGCGACGGCATCCTCCGCTACAGCGTATGGGATGACGTGTCCGAGGTAGACCACATCGAAGACCCCGACCGCAGGTACTTCACCTACGAGCAGGGCATGGACATGGCTCGCCGCAACGGAGTGTTGCACGACCACGCCGACATCGTTGAACTCAAAGCCCCAACGCCATGAGCTACGAGTCATTCCGCAACAGAGAGACGTGGCTGGTCAACGTCTGGGGATACGTCGAGGGGCTGGCAGAGCTGTACATCGAGAACGAAGACCCCAAGGACGTATCAGGAGCCACACCGCAGTGGTGTAGAGACTGCTTCGACATGCTGGTCGAGGACACCTACAAGACATTACCTAACGGAATCCTCAAGGACTTCGTTGATGGATGCCTTCAGACAATCGACTGGCACGAGTTGTCGGGACATGTCAGGGACGAAATCAGAAACTTGTATAACCCCAAACCCCCCTTTTACAATGAGTAAAACAACAGAAGCTATGAGCCAAGCCGAGGGCATGGCAATGCAGTTCGACCTGCATGACAGCCGGACAATCTGCCGGATGTTCCTTGACGTTTGCCGTAGGTATGACCTTGGCAAATTAGACCAGAGTCAAATGGTGCAAGCGTGTATGCTTGTCGCTGATGAAGCCGAGAACCTTGGGTTGCGAGACCCCCTAACAGACTGGGAAGCATGAGCGAAGCTACCAACATGTGGAAAAAAATGTGTACTAACCTGTTGAAAATGTCGAGGAAAACCTCGAACTTCGCAGAAGCGGTGCAATCCGAAAGGCAAGCGTACAGCAACTTGATTAGACAACAGAGTGTACTGCTTGATGAATACGAAGATTTAGTCAAAGCCTATGAAGAGAGCAGTCAAGATGCTGATAGCGTCGCCAATCCTCCTGCTGTGCATCCTGATGCAACCAGTGGTGATACTACAGGGGTGGATGATAAAAGAAGTTGAATCCTTTATTGAATAGAAATGTCAAAACACAAATTCAAGACCACGAACATCCGTGGCAAGCAATACGTCGAGGTAAACGAGCGTATCAAATTCTTCCGACAGGAAGACCAATACAAGAACTGGACTATCTCCACAGAGATTACCATGATGGAGTCGGGGGATGAGTGTATCTGTAAGTGCATCATTGCCGACACCGACCAACGGGTCATCGCTACGGGTCATGCCCATGAGGTCAAGTCGGCGAGCAACATCAACAAGACATCGTTTGTCGAGAACTGTGAGACCTCAGCAGTTGGTCGCGCCCTCGCCATGATGAGCATCGGTATCGACGTGAGCATTGCCTCAGCCAACGAGGTCAAGGAGGCCATCGCCAAACAGGACGAGCCTGACACCACAGAGCAGGACTACCAGAAGGCCGTGACCTACCTGAAGAATGCCACCGACAAGAAGGAGGCATGGTCTAAGATTGAGAAGCAGTCAAAGACCAAGTTCAATAAGACTCAATACAGCAAGCTTGCTGAATACGCCGAAGCCTAATGTTGTCGGTTCAATTAGCAGAAGCGGTAGGTAAGGGACATCTCTCTTACAGCTCTATCAAGTACGCACTACAGGACATGCGCCTGTGGGAGATGTACATGAGAGGACAGCTGAAGAAAGAGAGTGATGCCCTGACCTTTGGAAGCATGTACGATTGCCTTCTCTTTACGCCAGAGGACTTCGACAAGCAGTTCATGGTGCTCAACGACAGCACCAAGTGTGAGGAGATAGGCGGTCGTGCACCCCGCATGACGAACAAGTACAAGGCTTGGGTCAAGGATTTCCAAGAAGAGGCTGACGAGAAAGGCGTGAAGCTCATCGGTGAAGATGACTTTCAGAAAGCCAAGGAGATGATTGAAAGACTCAAAGTGACTGGTGTACTACAGGACTACCTCATCGGTGACTACCAGCACGAGTTCAACAAGGAAATCTCCGGCGTGCCAGTTCGTGGCTTCTTGGACTGCCTGAACAAAGATTACATCAGTGACCACAAGACAACCAGAAGCCTATCATCTTTCCGTTATGCGGTCAGAGACTACGGCTACGACATCCAAGCCTACATCTACTGTAGCGTTCTGGGTCTGGACAAGTTCTACTGGGTGGCGCAGGAGAAAGCCTATCCATACGTCATCGGTGTGTACCAAGCAAGTGACGAGACCATCGCCAACGGGCAAGCTAAGTTTGACCGAGCGGTTGAGAGAATTACTCGGTACTTGGACAATAATCTGGAGACGGATACGTTCTTCATCAAAGGAGTAATCTGATGACAGGACAAGAACTAATCACCCGAGCAAACGTGCACTTCGGTATCGACATCACCAAGTGCAAGGACTTTGGCAAGGACGGCTTTACCGACCGATGCTTTACAGCATACTACGCCATCACCGAATTGAACATGCCCTACACGGAGTTGGCTAACGCCCTCGACGAGCAGGACAGAACCAAGCTACGGCTCATGTGGCTGTACGCTGAAGGACTTATGGGAGTTGTACAATCCCGCAACCGGTACAAGCAGTTTACGTTAACCCTTTAATTTTTATCAAACATGGCTGAGAACAGCAACGTGTATGTGGGATACACTGAATCCCCACGAGTAAACCAGCGCATCTCCTTCACCCTCGAAGAGCTGGACAACCTGAAGCAGTACGCCACCTCCAAGGGGCGCGTGTACATCGACGTGGTGTCCGTGCCAGACCGTGAAGACAATCGTCGAATGAAAGCTTTCTGCTCGGTGTACGACCCGAACAGTCAGAGCGAACAGAAGCGCAAGGTGGAAGCGAAGAGCACCACCGAAGTGCCATTCTAAATAGTGGTTAGGATGTAGACCGCAAGGGGGGAGTCAGTTTCGTGAATTGTTCTGGCTCCCCTCGCTATGCTCTCGTAGCTCAACTGGATAGAGCATCACCCTTCTAAGGTGAATGTTGCAGGTTCGAGTCCTGCCGGGAGTACTAAAACCCTTACTGAAATGGACATCTTTAGAGAAACATACCGCGACTACCTTGAGGCGATTGGCATCGAGGCAACAGAGTCGAGAACGCGACAGCAGGTAGAGCTGAGGGCAGCGTTCGCCAACGCGACATCCGCGTTCTTTCACCACACCGTGTGTGCCAACCTGTTCAAGAAGGACAGGACAACTATCTACCACTACAAGCAGAACCATGAGATGTACTTCGTCTCAAGTCCTGATTACAGAACGTACTTCGAAACAGCCTCTCGAATCGTACTGGAAAAGCTGGATGCCTTCGAGAAGGACGACCTTAATTTAGAGGCTCAAAACTTTCTTACTCCCCATGAGCAAATTGATACAATCAAAGGCATCATCAAAACCCTCGAAGCCTTCAAAGACAGAATCCAAATCAGACTTAGACGCTATAAACCCAACGCACTACAAGAGGGGGGAGAAGCAGGTCTGGCAGATGATGATAGACATCTGGGGCAAAGACTCATACATCGCGTTCTGCGAGATGAATGCCTTCAAGTACCGCATGCGAGCGGGGAACAAGCCCGGCAACAGCGTGGAGCAGGACATGGAGAAGGCGAAGTGGTACGAGAACAAGATACAGCAGCTGCGGAATGAAGAATCAGAAGGTAACCATCTATCCAACCATCTATCGCACACAGGAAGCAGTAATTACGAGCCTCGATACAGTTCTAACGAGGATAAAGGAGGGCAAGAGCCGACCAAAGGTTGAGCTAATTCGTGAGGGCGACAAGTCAGTCAAGCAAGAGCTCCCAGCTGTATGCTTTAGCGGAATCTTTGAGAAGAACAAGCGCAGCGACGACAGCCTCAAGTATCACAGCGGTCTGGTCATCTTAGACTTTGACCACGTTGATGTTGCCAGAACTAAGTCTGCCCTTGCGGGTGACAAATACATCTTGTCCTGCTGGGCATCGCCAAGTGGTGAGGGTGTCAAGGCTCTGGTAGAAATCACCAACACCGAACGTCACCGCGACCACTACCGCTCTCTCAAGCGTTACTTCGAAGAGCAGTACGGCCTTGAGCTGGACAGCACCGGAGAAAACGAGAGCCGGGCGTGCTTTGAATCGTATGACCCAGACATCGTAGTTAAAGGCGAGTACGAGAGGTATGGCGGCATGCTCTCTGAGCGTAGCCAGAACCAAGAGGTAAGGGAGTCATCTGGAAGGACAGACTTCAACAAGGTGAACATCGCCGCTGCCATGATTCGCAAGGCGGAGGACGGCGACAAGCACAACGTGCTGGTGAAGGCTGCCAGCTTGATGGGTGGATACGTTGCAAGCGGAATCGTCGAGGAGGATGTTGCTCGCTGGGTGTTGGAAAGGGAGATTCAGAAGAGAGACATCGACAACCTTGAGGGTGCGCTCAAAGCCATCGAAGATGGGGTATCAAACGGAAAGAAGCTGCCCATCAGCGAGGTCATCAATAGCGAGGAGAAGATTAAGCGGGAGATGAAGCTGAACGATGGGGACATGTCCTTCATCAGCAGCGACGACGTTGACTACGACTGGATTGAGCAGTACGTCGATGGCAAAATTCCATTGGGTCTGTCCACGGGCAACGCATTCATGGATGAGAACTTCGTATTCAAGAAGGAGTTCGTCATGATTAACGGGCACAGCAACATTGGGAAGACCACCTTTGCCCTCTGGCTGATGGTAGCCAGCTCGATGCACCACGACTGGAGATGGGTCATCTACAGCTCAGAGAATCGCTCCGCTGCTGTCAAGATGAAGCTCGTGCAGTTCGCGCTGAACAAGAAGATTGGCAGCACCACGCACATCGAGCGCAAGAAAGCAAGAGAGTGGGTGGAGAAGCACTTCGTTGTCATCGACAACAGCAAGACCTACAGCTACATGGACATCATCCTGTTCTGTGAGAAGGTGCACAGGCAGAACCCGATTGACGGATTGTTTGTAGACCCATACAACAGCCTGAAGATTGAGATGAGTGCCAACCGTGGTGTTGGGCCGCACGAGTATCACTACGAGGCTGCCTCAGAGTTCCTGACCTTCAGTAACAACATGGATGTAGCTGTATGGGTGAACGCCCACAGCATCACAGAGAGCCAGCGAAGGAAGGGTGACGATGGCTTGCAGGTTGCTCCCTACGCAGAGGATACCGAGCACGGAGGTAAGTGGGTGAACCGCAGCGATTGTTTCATCACGCTGCACAGAAAGATTCAACACCCAGACGTACTTCAGAGGCGGTGTATTGAGATGCACGTTCGAAAGGTTCGTGAGGTAGACACTGGCGGGAAACCCACGCCCTACGCGCAGCCAATGATATTCGAACTGAACTCTACGCAGAGCGGATTCTCCATGCACGCACCCCACCAGAAGCTATTCACATCGCTTGGTGAACAACTTGTTGGTAAACAAGAGCACTTCTGAACGTACCTTTTAGGGCATGGCTAAACGCCGCAAGAACCTAACAAGGCCAACCAAGGGCAGGAAGCGCAAAGACCTCAACAGAGCAGGAGTCAAGCTGAAGTCAACTCTGGAGACATACTGCTATGACAAGCTAAGGGAGGCAAAAGTTCAATTTGGATATGAAAGCGAGACCTTTCAGCTGATGGACTCGTTTAGGTATCCCGGCGTTTACCACAAATCAACACGGGGGAAGGACGTGATGACCGACGCAACGAACAGGGTGGTACTTGGAGTTAAGTACACACCTGACTTCGTTAGTCACGAGCACCGCTTTATCATTGAGACGAAGGGGTGGGTTCCATCGCAGCACACTTTTCCTTTGAGGTGGAAGATGTTTCTGAAGTACCTGTCGGACAACGACATGGATGACTACATGCTCTTCATCCCCAAGAACAAAAAGCAGGTAGACGAAACGATAACAATCATACTGAGCCACATCAATGGAGAAGCAAAAACTTAGTCAGCTCTACAGCTACTGTACGCAGGAGATACAGAGGCTGACTACGGAGCTGTACGAGCAGCTCCATGACGGAAAGGGCAACCCATCTACAGACTGGGAGCAAACACTGGACGACGTAAGAAAGTACAAGAAGCTCGTAATTCTTGAGCTCGAAGCACTGAAGCATGCGTTGAAAGAATACATAGAAGACGAGGATGTCGAGCAGCTTTCTTAAAGACCTTGAGTTCGGCAACAGGGTAGAGCTTGCTTGGATGAACTTCATGGGAACGATTACTGGCAGGGACTACGAGCAGTCTCAGGGTAAGGTTTCCGGATGGGACATTCACGACAGGACGGAAAACCAATACTATGAGGTGAAGTGGGACACCAAGTCCTGTGCTAAATGGAAGTCATTTGGCAAGGAAAGAAACCCCACCGACAACCTCTTCATAGAATACGTCAACCCCAGCCGAACCCCGCCCAAAGCAACGGGTATTCGCGCATCTACATCAAAGTACTGGGTCTATGTTGTGAAGCACGCGCCCGACCAGTTCGTTGATGACAACAAGTTTGGTGAGTACAAGTGTCACGCCCACCTGTTCAACAGAGAAAAGCTCTTGACCTTTTGTGAAAACGCAAACCTTCAATCGAGAGACACGAAGCGAGATGTTGGCAAGGGGGAAGCTGTAAATGCAAGGGGTTGGATTCTGCCGTGGAGCTTGGTCACCGCTCCCGAAAAAGAGACCGGATACTTGGCTGTGTACGACATCTCTGCCTATCTTTCTCTTCCGATTTTAACACGATGAATAGAACAAAATTGGTCTTACTCCGGACAATAAGTAAAGAGTTTGAGGTGCTGCACGCTGCCGTGGAAAGCATACTCAACACAGAATTGATTACAACATGCAGGAACAGGGAGAACGTGAATGCCCGCATGATTTTTTCCAAGATTCTTCTGGACAAGGGATACACCACAACTGCCATTGGTGAGTACCTCGGAAAGAGTCACTGCACTATCGTGCACTACAAGCAGCGGTTCGACGGATACATCCTGAACGACAAGAGGCTGAAGGATTCCTACGAGAATGCAAAGGCTGTGTACTACGGCAACTTTGACCCGGTGTATGACATGAGCAACGCCGAGCTAAAGCAAGAAGTATTTAGCCTTCGCAAGAAGATTACCGAGCTGGAGAGTAAGGTGGAGGGACTAAGAAAAAAACACGTCTGGCGTGGTGGATTTGACAGGATACAGGAGGTGCTGTACCAGAAGTGCCCCAAGGGTCAAGAGGAGCGAGTAGAGCAGGCAATAAACTCATACCTCAATGGCCTATACTACTAAAGACATCGACAGGGTTCTGGGGTTCACAACGTGGACGAATAAACAGAAGCTGGATGAGCTTCTCAGAATGGACTGCGCTCTTTACTGTGCCCTTGGCACTGAGTCCACCAAGGCTGAGCGCGAAGCTGTGAGAAGGGAGTCTCGTAAAATTTACAAGGCGATTAAGACGTTTGACTCCCAGAGCGGGGAGATGTTCTTGCGCGTAATGGATTTGAAATGAACGTACAACCCACCAAGGAATTTCTAGCTGGTCTCAACAACTTCAAAAGGCAGTACCTTATTGACGTGTTAGCAGAGAACGACGCGCTACTGGCTGATGGATTTGAGGAAGCCCTGATTGGCTACACTCAAGGCTCGAATGTCGTGGCGGTGTACGATTACGACACCTGCGTCTCCATCTTGATACACAGGGACGGCATGACGATTGAAGATGCGGTCGAGTTCATGGAATACAATGTAGTAGGCTCATACGTTGGGGAGAAGACACCCGTCTTCATGTCCTATGGTTGAGCTCCCAGTAATGCAAGGTGTCAGAGCTTTGGCGAATGCCATAAAACCCGTATCTTGCATTGCGTTACGCCGGATAGTGCATAACGGATTTTGGTTACCTTTCAGACCCCTGCTCTTCGGAGCGGGGGTTTTACTTTCTGGACTTCTCGATTGTGCGACCAGCGAAGTAGGCACCAAATGATGTCAGCATCAGAATCTCAAGCAAGGAGACGTAGCTGTCCTTCACATTGAATGGAAGGCTGTCCATTGAGTCTAACACCATGGTCACAACGAACATAGCCATCAGAGCAATCAGGGTAACGGGTCTGATGTACTTAGCCAGCTTTACGTCGCTGCTCATGTCAGCCTTCCAACGCTCAGTCACGTTGTTCTGGTAAGCAATCTCTGCATCTACGCGAGCCCTCGCCTCCTCTGGGGAGATTCCCGGCTCCTTGTCGAGCAGGTTCTTGACCATGCCCAGTGCTCCGCTGTCAGGGAGTAGGTCTCCCACGGTGTTGAGAACATTAGGTGCGGCCTTGGCAAGCCACTTACCCAGTCCAGTGTCTTTGATTTTCTTTTTCTCAGCCATCGTAATCGGTGTATGTGATTGTACATTCCTCGCATTCCAACGCTGCTGCAATGGGAGGGTAAACTCTTTTGTAAGCCTCGGTCGAGCCGCCGACAAATCCAGTGGACACTATGTTCTCCGTTTGGCTGTTACCGAGTAGTAGGCACCCGCTGGTATCGTCCTCGTCGTTACCGCAGTGAATCAGGATGTGCTTGAAGTTTGGAACGTCCAACACCTCAATCATCCCCTTGTGCATTTCGCCGAACCTTTTGGTGTACCTGTCGTGGTATCCACCCCAAGTCTTTAGCCTCAGTTTGTATGTGCCCGCAGATATTCTGGTTTCGTGCATGACCTTCTCTTCCCTGTCTTCGTCTTCAAGTGTGAAGCAAAGGAACTCACGGAACTCTGTACCGTTGCTCACATCAAACAATAGCCCCAGCGTGTCCCGCTTCTGACTGCTAAACCTTATCACCTCTAGTTTCATTCTTCAACAGATTCTATGTATTGCTTCTCAACGTAGAACGAGGGGCGCACCATTCCAAAGTAGGTGTCAAGGAACAGCTTGAACTCAGCAAACTCCTGAGCCTCCATGTCCTGTCTCTTACCACGCAGATAGGCGTAGTAATCGCGTGCGTTTTTGAGCTGCTTGGTGAGCTTTCTTGTCTCCCTCATGAATGACTTGTACTGGTCGGGGTACGTCTCCTTCATGTGCTTCTCAGCAAGGATTGGCTTCAGTGAGGTGCGTGTTGACTGGACTGCCCTTTGCTTGTCGAACACTGAGTCCTTGTCATCAATGATTTCTCTGAGTCGCTCCTCTCCTGCGATACCCTCGAACTTCTCCCCGTACTTACTGGCAACGATTTCGTATGCGGCAAGTGCCTCTTCGTTAGACAGCCTCCTATCTCTTGGCAGGTTGTCCAAGTCACGAACCAGAACATCAATCTCCTTGCTGGACAATCCAAACATCTGTCCGGCAAACAGGAAGGTCTTCAAGTAGTAGTGCAACTGCATTGCCTCCTTGTCTTCCGGTCTGACGAAGTACTCAGTTCCGTTGCTTGAAACCACGCGGTTTGGTGGCAAGGCAAGATTTTCTGCAATCGTTCTGGCATCATCAATGAAGTCTCCATACGGGCCAAGCAACCTCGTGAATCCTTGAGTAGGGTCTTTAGGAGCAGACTTGTAATACATTGGAGCACCCTTACCCAGCCTTGTCCAACGCTCGTATCCGTCCTCATCACCCAAGTCAAAGTCACCCTCCATCATGACATCATAGGGATACAGTAGATGCTCGTTGAGCATACCCTTGATTTGATTGTCAAGCACCCCCATTGGAGGAAGTGGTTGAGCATCAACAATCACCTGAGATAAGATGTCCCTCCATTGTGAATCCTTAGGCATGTCCTCTTCGTCATCGTCGATGAAGATGCTGGAGATTGCAGGAATCAAAACCTTTCCGATGTAGGCAAAAAGAGTAAGTTCAGCAGCGTGACCAAGCATGGCAACGCTACCCTCCTTCTTGGCATCCAAATCACCCTTCCAGATTCTCATGAAGTCCGAGGAGATGCTTCGCTTCTTGTTCACAGCAAACCTTGAGAACGGAAGCAAGATGTTCTGCGCGAGATAAGCAATGATAGACTTCACGCCCTTTTCTTGCATGTACAGGTCGGCCGCCTCTCTCGGTGTAGATGCAGCTTGGTCTTTGTTCACCATGGCATCAGCATAGCTCAACGCCGTTTGGTTTGGATTCACCGCTTCTGCATCCCAATCAATTTGGTCGAAGCTGTCAACCACACCTTCGCTAATCAGAGCGTCGCCGTAAAAGGTGAACCACGATGCCACAGCCGCAACCTTGTCCGTACCCTTGAGGTTCTTCAAACTTATATCGCTCAAAGTCCTGATAGCCTTTTGCAAGTTGCCCTCGTCGAGACTCATTCTACCCGTGTACGGGTCGATGTTACCCGCTTCGTAGTCTCTCTGGAATACGGGTGAGTTCTGAAGAAGCTTGTATCTGCCGTCATCAAGAGCAAGCTTAGAGTCCTTCTGAGCCAGAGTCTTGAGTGAGAAGTAAACCATCTCCGTCAGCGTCGTCAGCAAGTAAGGGATGGATTGAATTGGGTTCTTTGTCTGGAACATGACCGACGTAAGAACCGTGCTTTGCTTCAGAGTTTGAATCCCAAAGCTGCCAAATGCCTTTACGATTACGGCGTTACGAAGCAGGTTGATGGGATTGATAAACCTGAAACCAACTGCCTTAAATGTAGGCTGGAACACTGGAGGAATCTTGCCGGTATCCTGCTGAACGTAAAGCATGATTTTTCTCTCAAGCTCCATGCGAACTTTTGCGTTCGGGATAAAGGCTTTCATGGCATCACTGTTCAGCACATAGTTGGCTCTGACGACAGAACCTACGGTGTTGGACAATATGATGTTGTCCCTCAGCGTTCTTTCATTGACAGACAGGAAGTCAAGACCGATACGATTCTTTCCCTTTAGGGAGCGGGGGTTTCTTTCGAAGCTACTGCCCGCCACCTTCTTGGTTTGCGAAAGAGAGCTGCTTGCAAGGGCATCATTCAAAGAGATTCGCATTTGAAGCATGTCGTCCACGTCCTTTGCTCCCGTCTCTGGGATAACCTCGAACGCCGTGTAGTTGTCTTCCACAACCAACTCCTTTCCAAGATACCTTTCAACGTAGTTCCTGAACGCTGGCATGAGGCTGGTGTGGATGTCAGCTGTGAACTGCACCATCTCCACCACGTCCTTTCGTTCAGACTCGATACGAGCAATCATCTCGGGAAGGGTTTCAGCCTGATTAAACAGGTATGAAAATGCATCTTCAAATTCATCAATCTCTTGATTAGAAAAAGATTGTTGCTCAGCGTAGTAGTCAATGGTTCTACGCATTGCATTACGAAGCTCCAAGTACCAAGCAGCTTCAGCCTGTCCGCGCTCACCTTCAAACTCGGGCATCTGCTTAGCCATAGAGTAAAGCTGCATGATAGCCCTATCCATTCTCGTGGTTACGCTTCCACCCTCCTCAGTGATTCTGTCAATCTCAGATTCAAGAAGCTCAACAACCTGACTGTGAATGAAGTCAGCCTTAGCAAAGTCATTGGTTAGCTGTGCCAAACCAATCGCAACCCTAAGCTTGGCAAAGGTTATCCTGTCAGTGGGAATGACGTTGGACAGGTAGGAGTTTACGGTATCCAGCATGCCAAAGAACGCACCCTTTCTAGCCTTCAGACCCTTACGCTTTACCAGACGGTCGAGCTTACTGGGCATGTCGATGTTGCCCTGCACCAAAGCGTGCATGTACCCGATGCCGTACACCGAGTCGTTAACAATGTAGTCGTCAAGCCTGTAGTCAAGGTTGATGATGTGATGCCTCTTCAACTTGTTTAGCCTTTCTCTGAGCTTATCAAAGTCAAGGTCTTCCACGCTGTAGATTCCAAGAATGTCGGCAATCTGAGTATCCTCTAGAAGCTTTTCAATGTTGGCTACAATCCTTGGTAGTAGCACATCGTTGATGATGGCATCCTTCTGCAACTCCTCTTTAGTCACCGCTTGGTCAGCCAAAATCTGAGTAATCAGGTCAACGTGAGCGGGGTTGCTTGCGTTGAGAACAACGGTCTCACCTGTGTCGGGGTGCTGAATCGTTGGGTTCTCGTCAATGAATTTTAGGATGGCTCTCCTGCTAGAGGACAGCCTACTGCGCTCGTAGTTTTTGACCAGCTTGTCATACTCCTCCTCTACGGTGGTGTTGTTTTTAGCCGCACGAAGTTGAGCACGAGCCATGAATACGGCCTGCCTACCCAGCTCCTCCATAGCCTGATAGTTGCTGAGCTTGTTGTACAGCAGCTGTGCTTCGGCCTTGGGGAAGGCAGCACCAACATACGCCTCAATCTCAGGGTCAAAGACAGCCTTGGTCTTGGACATCGAGCTGATGGTGGACATCAGTGTGTTTACGAAACCCTCCAGTTCGTTCTGAGGAAGCAGGGCCGGGTTGATTCTAGCAAGACCGTTTGCAATCTTGGCGTAGGTCGTTACGTTCTTTGCTGCTCCGCTTCTACCCTTCGGCCTAGCCATTCTCTTGAGTCGCTTCTGCAACTTCTGAGCATGCTTGATGCCGTCCAAGTACCGCTGCATTTCTGCTTTGGAGTCGCGCTTGTCAAAGATGGCAGAGATTTTGTCAATGAAGGTTTGCATAGCCTCCAGCCCCTCCGCTTCAACGCGCTTGCCGCTTGTCTTGTGAGCCTGTCTGATGGCCTTGACCATAGCTGTGATTTGAGAGCGGGTGAATGGAGTCTTTGCGTTCTCCTTCATGCGTTCGTCAATCAGCTTGATAGCCTCAGTCAGGAACTCGTTGAATGTTTTTGACTTGTCCTTGAGCTGCGTGAGAGCCTTCTGTAAGTTCTTGGCCTTGGTTCCCATCTTGCGGGTCTCAGCTGCGTTAGCCATAGCCACACGCATACCCTCTTTTTTACCCTGCAATCGACCCTGCTTGTAGGCAACGGCCTTCTTGAACATCATCTCAGCCCCCTCTTTAGACATGCCCATGTCCATCAGGGTCTTGATGACCTCATCCTTAGCGTAGGCGAAGGCATCCATCTGTTGAGACTCGTCAAGTCCAGTCACTGGATTCTTTCTTCTCTTGTCTCTGGTGATGATTGGCGACGGGTACGCCTTATCAATCATCTGAGATACCTTCTTCAAGAAGCTGCCCTGAGCCTTAGCCTCCGTATCAGCAATGGCCTGAGCTTTGGGTCTGGTTTTACCGCGCCCGTAGGCCGCCTGAAGCAAGCCCATGCTGCCCTTCCATCTGCCGTCAATCGCCTTGCGCTCGTTCGCCTCGCTTCTCCTCTCAAACACACCCTTTCTCACCTCTTTCATGGCGTACTCACCGTCGGCAAGCTTAGCCTCCATGAAGTCTGCCCTGCTAAGGCCAGTCTCGTTGTCAAGCATTACGTCGTTAACGTGGGGCTTGTCTGCAAACAAGTGAATCTTAGGTGTCTTCTTGTTTCCGTTGGCATCCCTCATAACCACAGCGGCTGGGAACGCCTCATTACCCGGCATCATGTCAACCTCAAGGTCTGAGTCAACCTCAATAGCTGCGTACACCACGTCTTGTGGGACACCCTGCAAGTACCCCTCAATCATGGCGAGAATAGTGGTTCGTTTCAGCGTGCTACCCACCTGACCCTTGGTCATCCTGTCCACACCAGTCATTTCCTTGATGGTGGCAAGAGACTTGGGGTTTTCTTTAATCACAGACATACGCCCAAGGTTGGCGAACAGCTTGTCCATGTACTTCCTTCTCAGCTCGAACGAGGTATTGTCTGTTCTACGCAGGCTTGCCTCTACAGCTGCACGAATGTCAGCTCGCTTACCCTTGAACTTAACCTTATCGCCGAACTTACCCTCATCCTTAGCTGGGAGAGCGTCGATGATGTCGTTCAAGGAATCAACGATGAGCTTGTCAACTTGATTCTGTGTAAGAATCTTCTCACCGACAAGGCTGTCCATGAGGTTCATCGTAGCCTCCATCGTGGTGATGTTGCTCTTCACCTTGTCGTCGGTTCCGCTGACAAGTAAGATGTGCACCTTACCGTCAGGGGAATCGGCTCGCATCTGGTTTACCGTATTCTTGAATGCATTAGCATCACCTTTCTGACCGAACGCCCATGTATTCTTGGTGCGGACAGGATAGTACAATCCACCGCCACCCTCAGCCAGAACCTCGTCGTCCAGATAAACTGTGCCAACGAGCATGTGGTCTGGAGAGGAGACAATCACTCTGCTTTCGTTGAGCACCTCATCGAACACGGCATTGTGAAGCACCACATCAGCACTCTCTTCGAACTCACCGTCCTCTACCGCGTATCTGTTTGAGATGCGACCAAACTTCTGGGCTTTGTTGCTAAAAGACACCTTGGTGTCCATGCCGTCTTGACCCGGAAGGATGTGCTGAAACTTAATTGGCACGCCATCTTTGGTGACTATGCTGAATCGCTCGTCAGTGACGGGAACTTTCTCTACATCCTTAGCGAGTACAAGGGCACCAATCTGAATGACCTCAGATGCAGACACAATGGGATTACCGTCCCTCTTGTCATAGAACCAGCTGTGACGGAAGGGGTTCATGCCCACCTGCACCCAACCCTCGTGCTTTCCTACGGGGTGGTCTGAGATGTTGTACTGGTCTCCGGCCATGATGTCTATCGCACGCTGACGAAGCTCTCCGGGATTGTGGTTATTCCAATCACCAAACATTCTTGCGATAGTCTGCTTGTTTTTTTCCAAGGCGATGTTCAAAGCACCCAGAGGAACGGAATGAAACTCTACGTTTGTCGCAAGCGCAGTCTGAGCATAGCCAATGGGCTTTCCTCCCATGTGTGGTGACCTTTCACCCGTCTTTGAACCTTGGTGAACGGAAACTACCCATGTATCGAAGAAGTCATAGGCAGGAATATCTAGGCGCAAACCAACGTAGTAGTTGTCAGGAACCTCTTTATTGAGTCCGATGATTCCCGTCTCGGTCTTGTTGCTGGTCAAGACAGCACCCATGTCCAGAGTTGGGGGAATTTCAGGAACAACCTTGAACGGCGTGATGGGGGATTCCGTTCTTACAATTTCGATGTACTGTTCCTGCGTAATTTCTTGAGCAACATACCTCTTCAGTGCATCTACAACCTTCGGGGTTCTTTTTTGTCTTTGGTTTTCTTCAAGACGAAGCTCCTCCTTTCTCTTCTCCAATTCTTCCTCAGTCACACCTTGAGTTTGGAGGTATGACTCCCTACCCACCTTCTCTTCTAGGGCGCGGACAAGGGCTTGTGGCTTACCATCGGCAACACTCTTCGTGTAGTCGTATGCTCTATCGTAGTCATCCTCAAGACCCCTCGACATCCGAATACCGTCACCGACTTTGCCTTCTCCCTTCACGAAAAACACAACGTCCGGCTTGTCTCTCAGCGGAGAGTCCGGGTCGTTCCAACCTTCTGGCGCAAACTGTTCGTCGAAGTCAAGTCTAGCAACTGGCTTCCACCCGTTCTTGACGTAAATCTCTTCGAGCCTCGTAGCAAACGCATCGTAGAACTTGCCGCCTTCTCTTGCTCTGATAGTCTGAAGTGGACCGCTAATTGCTTTGAGCTGTGAGTCGGGGTTTTTGAACAGGCCGCCCATGTACCCGTCGGCTTTGAGGTACGCACCCCCTAGCCCATCCTTGGTCATAAACAGCTTGCCGCCGTCATCAAGTATTTCCTGCGCCTGAGCCTCGGTCATGGCGGTAACCTGAAGGAACATCTTCTGCTTGAGCTCCTTCATCCTATCCGTAGCCTCTGCCATAGCAGCCGCCCAACGCCCAGCATCGGTAACCTCCTCTACATCCCTGTTTCTGGCAAAGATTCCCTGAGCCTTGGCATCCATGTCGGCGAGCTCCACCGTCATCGCGCTATAGCCCGCACGAACAGCGGCTTTACGCAGGTCTTCGGTCGCAGTTACTGCCTCACCAGCTGCAAGCTGACCAGTCATTTTCTGGATAGCTGTAACAAGGTCTGCTACCCTTGGGTCTGCCTCAGTCATGTCCACCTCTACACCGGGGATGGTGTTAACGGCCTTGGCAACAAAGTCTTTGAACTGATTTACCAGTCCCTTTTGAACTTCAATACTTACATCGCCAGTCGTAATGTCCCCAAGCAGCTCAACCAAGAACTCTTCAGCAGTCATGGGGTCTCTCTCCATCTCTTGCGCCTGACGACGTGTAACACCCCTTTGACCAGCAAGGAAGTTGTTGTACTTCTTTCGCAGTTCTCCAGACAGCCCCTTGTACAAAGAGACTGACAGCTGCTGTACCGCATCCTCACCAATAGCCTCAAGAACAAGGTCGTGAAACGCCTCGTGAAAGGAGGTGTTTTCCATGGCAGCTGGTGCGTAGATGTGAATCCTACCCTTGCCCAGCCACATGCCGCGACCAAGAGCCTCTCCAGTCGCGTTCATGAATGATGTGTCGGTCTTGTGAATTACAACACCCTCAAACTTACCTGTCTTGGCTAGTGCTTTGGCTACAGTTACCACATTTTTGAGAGCACGCTTCATGCTTACCCCCGTGCTTAGCTTTTCAACTTGGTCAATCCTGTTGAATGTGACCTCGTTAATCGCATCGAGAACTGTGTCTGCGTTTTCTCCGGTGACAGTGGTGGACTCTGAGTCACCCTCAAACAGAGAGCCGTAGTCGTTGTAATACCTGTCAATCTTAGAGATTCTACCGCTGACACGCTTGAACTCTTTGTTGATGTCAAGGTCGTACTCCATTCCAAGCTCCTTCTCAAGCTTGGTTCTTTCCTCAAGGAGGGCAACCATCTCTGCCTTGAACCCGTCGCGGGTTTCGCCCTTCTCAGTTCTCTCATACTGCAAGCCCAGTCGGATGATTTGCTTCTGGATTCCAGTAAGCTGTGACCAAGCCTCCTTGTTGTTTTCGAATAGGTCTTCGTAAAACTTTCTTCTGTTGCGGTTTCTAGTGGCCCGCCCCATAACAGCCTCCTCCAGCTTCTTCCCAACCTCCTGTCTTGTGGCTTGGTCGGGTGCGCTGTCGTACTCTCTCGTGAGCTTCTCAATTTTGATGGAGTCGCGTACTGCGGGCAGCGATGTAACTGCCATGGCACCAGCGTAAATGGCACCCGGGATTTGTGCGGTTACGGACACACCCCCACCAAGAGCAATACCCCCATACAAGCCGTCTTTTACTGCGGCTGTAAAGCCATCGACATCAAACTTGTCGTTGAATCGAATGCGCCCCAATCCAGCCATCTCAAACGGCAAGACACCATCCCTAAACCCAGACTCTGTGATGAACTGGATGGCAGCTGTAGTGGCTTCGGTAGCACCCTCCTCAATCATGCCCAGACCTGTCGCCTTCAAGAAGCCCTTGACAAAGTTTTCCTTACCAGCCCTAGAAAGCCTACCCAGTGCTCGCGCACTGATGTTTGCCGCAACGAGTGCGGGAAGACCTTCGGCAACACCCATGATTGAAGTGTATGCGGCCTT